ACGCTAAGATTACCAAAAAGAGTCTCAAGCACAAGAAAACTCATGCTGTTCAGTAATTCAGTAATTCATGCTCATAGTAGAAATATTGCGCGAAATAATGATAACTGATGCTATATCAAATCCAATAAGAGATGAGTTTATAGATCATTTGTTATCATATTTTGAGACATCACCAACAATATACAAAGTTGGTGATGTCCATTTAAAAAAGTATGTCAACCAATCTGGGAATGAACTGTGGTATGGTCTGGTGGACCAAAAACGTTCAGCATTAATAGGAATACTAAAGCTTGAAAAGTTCGAAAGCTATTGGCAAGTAAGACTCACACAAATTGAAGAAAAACATAAAAGCCAAGGGTATGGATCATTTATGTATGATTATGCCGTCATGAATGATGGGCTGACCCTAATATCTGATACCAGCCAAACAGAAGGTGACCGTGGTGGGAGTAAAGGTCTATGGGAAAAACTTTATAGACAAGGTAGATTCATCGTTTGTGGATACAACATTGACACCGATGAGATAATACCCTTGGAAAATTCTTCTGAAATATCCTCAAAAATATACAATCAAAAAGAAGACATAGTGTGGATGGCCATGCCAAAGAATAATCAAAAGTCCATTGCGGAATCACTGCGATATGCGAACAGTAAAAATAAACACCGAAACATTGAATGGTATGGTGAAAACATTTTGGACAATTGAGACTTGACATAAATCACAAATTTGTGTATAATGAGCAAAAGGATATAATTTTAGTGACTGACTTTGTATTGCATAATGGTAATTGTATTGACGTATTAAAAACTATGGAAGAAAACTCAGTAGATTCTGTAGTAACTGATCCGCCATATGAACTTGGCTTCATGGGTAAATCATGGGATAGCACAGGTATCGCATATAGCGTTGATATGTGGTCAGAAGTAATGCGAGTATTGAAGCCCGGTGGACACTTACTCGCATTCTCTGGCACTCGCACATATCATAGAATGGTCGTGGCAATTGAAGACGCTGGATTTGAGATTCGTGACCAAATTGGGTGGGTGTTTGGATCGGGGTTTCCGCATGGATTAAATATAGGAAAAGCGATTGATGCTACCCTACTCCATGGATCAAGCCATTCTACTGGTATTAAAAAAACAAATGAAACACGACCGGGAGATTCAAGAAATACCGCATCTCTTCCGAATAATGGTATTATGTCCACCGAACGTAAGACTAATATAGTAAACGATAATGCTGCAACAGAAGAAGCAAAGCGGTGGGAAGGGTGGAACACCTCATTAAAACCCGCGTTTGAGCCTGTTTGTGTTGCTCGTAAGCCACTATCTGAAAAGACTGTAGCGAAGAACGTTCTAAAGCATGGAACTGGTGGTATCAATATTGATGATTGTCGTATTGATGCCGAAGAAGGTGGTCGACCACTTAGAGAAACCGCACCTTTACGTGATGATGTTGAATATTCAGGAAATGCACTTGCTGGTAGATTGGATGGATCGTTGCAATCTTCTCGTGCGATTGGTTCAACAAACTTAGGAAGATTCCCTGCCAATATCATTCATGATGGCAGTGATGAAGTTGTCGCATTGTTTCCAGAAAGCAAGGGGCAGCAGGGTGATGTAAAAGGAACAGAGCCATCACATACAGGAGATGATAACACAAATTGCTATGGTGAATATCAAAGAATCCCATCAGCAAAACGTGGAGACACTGGTTCGGCGGCGCGCTTTTTCTATTGCGCAAAAGCCAGCAAGTCTGATCGTAATGAAGGCAACACAACCAACAACCACCCAACAGTGAAACCAACTGACTTGATGAAATATTTGTGTCGCTTAGTAACACCAAAGGGTGGAACTGTTCTTGATCCATTCAATGGTTCTGGGTCAACAGGTAAAGCCGCGATTCTTGAAGGCTTCAACTATATCGGCATTGATCTTGATCCAGATTATATCAAGATTTCACAAGCACGTATTCAGGATGCAAAAGAGCAATACGAAAAAGAACAAAACCCTTTTGGGGATTTGTTTGAATTTGGAACACCCAATGACAAGTGAGTTATCTTCTCTTTTTGTATTTGAGAGTGAAGATAAAATACCAAGCAAAGAGATTTCAGTATCTGTAGAACAGGATGATATCACCAAAGCGGTATCATCCATGTTTGATTACGAGTTTACTGGAACAACGACATTTACTATTCCACGCATCTCTGATATTCCGGAAGATTATGGGATTGGGTTAATCGTTGGTCCATCAGGTTCCGGCAAATCATCTTTGTTAAAATCATTTGGCTCTCCTGAAAACCTTGATTGGGATGAAACCAAAGCAATATGCTCACACTTTGAATCAGCGGAACACGCGGCAGAGCGTTTATCTGCCGTGGGATTAAACACAATTCCATCTTGGCTAAGACCCTATAATGTTCTTTCAAATGGCGAACAATTTCGTGCCAATCTCGCAAGATCGCTTACACATGGAATGGTGTTTGATGAATTCACCTCTGTCATTGATCGCAATGTAGCTAAATCATGTTCAGTCGCCATTCGTCGGTATGTAGATAAACATGATTTAAAAAACATTGTGCTCGCAACTTGTCACTATGATGTGATTGAATGGTTACAGCCAGACTGGGTTTATGACACGATGACCGGTCAAATGACCGGAAGGGGGTCTCTTCGGCCAAGACCCAAAATCAAGTTGGAAATCTTACCTTGTTCAACCGAAATTTGGCCTATCTTTCGCCACCATCACTATCTCGACGGAAACCTCAACAGAACTGCACAATGCTGGATCGCAGTTTGGGATGGAACCTTAGTAGGATTTTCTGCCGCGTTGCCTTTTCCTAATGGAAACTTCAAGAATGCATGGAGAGGACATAGAACAGTAATTCTCCCGGAGTATCAGGGATTAGGATTTGGCACAAAACTGAGTGATGCTATCGGTGAAATATTTTTGACAAGAGGTTGCAGATTTTTTTCAAAAACTGCCCATCCGCGCTTAGGTGAATACAGAAATTCTTCTCCTAAATGGAGAGGAACTTCAAAAAATGGTAAAAATAGACAGGACTACACTACCAGTCGTGCTGTCAAAGAGAAAAATCACATAAGTAAACATATAAAAAGAGTGTGTTTTTCGCATGAGTATGTGGGACTTGATAAGGACTAACAATGAGTAATAGAAAATACTGTGGAAATTGTGGCACACTTTATGACAATCTCATTTCTTGGCCACGCACGTGCAATAGTTGTGGGGATATTGCTTGGAAAAATCCTATACCTGTAACGTTTGTTTTACAGCCGGTGTTATCACAAGATAAAACCAAGATAGGTCTCGTCATGGCAAAACGTGCTAATGATCCGGGTGCCAATGAATGGGCATTTGTAGGTGGGTTTGTTGATCTTGGTGATTCTGATTTGATTGAAGCAGCAAAAAGAGAATTTAAAGAAGAAACTGGACTTGATACAGTCGGTAATGCTAAGATCGTATACAGTGAACAAAATGTTAGCAACCACATGCTCATAGCTGTGGTGTTAGATGGCGTAATGACATATGAGCAATTCTGTACCGGTGTGCTTTGTCCGGAAAATTTAGAATTAGGTATTCTATGGTCAAATGATCAGATTGAGTTGTGTTTTCCGATTCATCAAAAAGTTGCGGAAATGTGGTTCAAAGGTCAACTTTAATGGCCAGAAAAATAAACGTTGACCCTGAAACTTTTACCGATGATCAAAAACGTCTTTGGGAAGCCCTTAAAAAGAACAGATATGTAATCAAGCCTAACGATCCATTGCTTCTTCGCAAGATTGAGATGGACCGTAAGCGAGCAGAGTTTGAGGAAAAATCTAAAAACTACATGGTTCAAGTTATTTCTTGACATGTTTATGTGAATCGTGTATAAGTACATTATTAGTTAAGCAGACGGACAGAAATGTCGGCTGATGATGCGGCCATCTATGATAGCGATGGTTCTGCTTAACTATAAAATATCAGTTGTTTGAAAGCTGACAATAAAGGTAGACAAGACGCCGGGGCGGTACCGGCCAGGTCCACCATAAATACATGTTGCGTTCAAGCGCAGTATATTGTAAACGGTAGCTAACGTTTATAGAAGAAGTCTCACGAGGGTTCGATCCCCTTTTAGCTGGTTGCCGAGACTCTCGCAATGTGTATTTTTGATGGGCCTGAAATAGGATCGATTGTCGCGGAATAGGAACGCCTAGACTGATTGGTTAGTCGCATTATAGACTAAATAGAAGTATCTGCAAACGATAACTCAACCATGGATTTTGCCCTAGCGGCATGATTTCCGGGGGCTGGCCCACCCGTCAACAGAACGGGCCATTTCAAATCATTTCAGACAGGAGATTAAATATGAAAACTACCGAACAATGGCTCAATGAAGTAAAATCATCTCCTGAAAAGCTTAATCACTGGTTGCAACGTCAATACATTGGTGAAGCTCTCGCAGCAGAACGAATTGAATCTCTCGCGAAAACCACCGAAGGAAAAGGCAAAATTCTTTTGGAAAAGATTGCTTCTGATGAAGCTAAGCACCGTGATTGGGTGGGAGAACTTCTTGCTGCTCGCAACATTGAACTGCCAACTCCAACATATGAGAATGATCGTTACTGGGGTGAAGTTCTGGGAAATATCCAAACTTTTGAAGAAATTACTGCAGCAGGACATCACGCTGAGGCAATGCGTCTTGTTCGTATCCGCGCACTTGCAGCAGATACAGACATTGATGAAGATATCCGTGAAGTGTTCTCTAAAATTTTGCCTGATGAGGAAATGCATTCCAAGGGTTTTGCTGCACTAAGCACCCCTGAGGCAATTCAAAATACTCGTGAATATCACGAAAAAGGTCTTGACATGTTAGGTTTGGTGATCTAATACGATCACATCAAATGTTTGTCCAAGGATAAATACACCATGAAGATCACCGAAGTCACTCAGCCCAGCGAACAGGCTCTTTTTGAAGCCATTGATGCCAATAATGATACTGGCCTCCTCACTGAAGATGTGGTAGCAATCATCAAGTCTGCAAATGGTCCTTGGAGCAAGCCCATGACCGGCGACGAAATGATGGCTCGTCTGGAAGAGGCCGTTAAACGTAATGGCTAAAAAACCAAGCTCTAACCCACCTCAAAATAATCCCGTAACATTTGTGGAAGGTTCTATGTGGATTCCTTCTGTGGTTGACGCCCAGAAGGACACACCAAACATTCTACAAAAAATACAAGAATTCATGAGATTTAAGGAAGCCAATCCTCTTGCTCAATATGGCACAAATGATAAGCCATTTGTTAGCAATGGGATTTATAAGCAATATCTTCAAAAAGCAATGAAGGCACATCTTACGCCTGATATTGCTATTGTATAC